GGAGATTCAGAAAAATGCGCATTGTTACTGTATTCGCGGCGGCCGTACTGTTGGTCAGCGCCTGCTCGTCGACAAACCCTATGCTCGTTCCGACCGGGGGCAGCCGCGCCGATGCAACGGTCGAGATGAGTTATCAATACGGGGTGTTCGAGAGCCCGAAGATCGACATGGAGCAGGGCCGAGTCGCCGCAGAGCAGCGGTGCAAAGCGTGGGGCTACAAGTCAGCCGAGCCGTTCGGCGGTGAGCAGCGACAGTGCAACAGCTTCTACAATGGCTCCTGCATGCAATTTATAGCCAAGGTCACCTATCAGTGCCTGGGCTAGCCCCGCGTCCAACAGCCTCGAACGCATCGACGATCGCCCTCACCATCGCAAGCTGGTCGGCCGCCGTCTGTCGCCGTCGGCGACCCGGATCGTGCACGACGAGCGTCTGAAGCCGCGGCAGCTTTCGCGGCTCGTGGTGGTAATGCATCAGCCGCGCTGTGGTGTGCGCCAACCACGCTCGGTCGTTGTGAGCCCGGATATCGCGCACCTGGGCCGCCCGAAAATGCAGCACCACCTGGCGCATGGTCAGCGACCAGAACAGCACCTCGCTGTACCCGGCCGCGACGAACTCGATCAGGATGTCGCGCCAGCCGTCGAGCTGGCGCCCTGAGGGTTTTCGGGCGCCTCCGACAGCTCGGGGAAGGCCAGCCGGATCGCCTCGCCGATCTTCGTGCCGACCAGCTGCCGGTCCTGGTCGATGAGGTCGCCGGCGTCGAACAGCGTCAGCCCCTTGTGGTGCTCGCGCAGCGCGCCGAACAGCACCGCCCGCGCCGCGATCACGCTGTTGCCCGTCAGCTCGATCACCGTCTCACCAAACGACTTTCCGGTGATCGCCTCCACCTCCGCCTGCGCATTGGTGCTGAGCCGCAGGGTATAGGTCTTGCCGCCGATCGTGAGATCGACCTCGCCGCGTTCCGCGTTCGCCATCTTACACCGCCGCCTCAAGGCTGGGCTTGCCCGAAATCTTGAACGTGGCGCTGCCGGTCTTCTTGTCGTCGAGCGGCGCGGTACGGGCGACGCTGGTGCAGATCGCCTGGAACTGAAACACCACCGGCCAGTCGGAATTGCCCATCTGGTAGTAGACCTTGCCGGCCTCGATAGCCGCCAGCATCGGGTCGGCGACCACCGGCACGTAGTTGTACTCGATCTGTACTTCGCCGGCGTCCATGAGCCCCGCGATGAACTCGCGGTACTTGTCCGGCGAGGTCATGTGCGTGGCGTCGGGCGCCTCGCGGGTGACCCCGGGCGGGTTGATGTTGGTGATCTCGACGCCGAGATCGGCGAAGCCGGTCGGCGTCGCGCCGCCCTTCTTCATCCAGGTGCCATAGCCGATTGCGGCCTGGGTGTCGGCCATCGTCCTTCTCCTAAAGCTACGCGGCGGGGCCGCTGTGGATCATGTAGTCGTGGCTGCGCAGGTAGACCTGCTCGGCGCCGGTGTGCCCGAACGACGAGCGCGACGAGCCGTCCTTGAACACGCCCTGGAAGCGGACGCCGCCGACCGTGCCGCTGTAGCCGCTGAGCAGCGCCTCGATGGCGTCGGCGGCGGCCTTCGCCTGCGTCCGGTGCGGCGCCCGCACGTCGATCTGCACGCGGCTCTGCACGTATCCGGAGGGCCCCTGCATGTGATAGTCGGGAGGGTCGCTGATCAGATGCAGCGTCACCGACGGATCGGCATCGCCCTGCGGCTTCACGTCCCACGCGATCCGATCGCCCACCAGGTCGGCGAGCGGCTCATGCGCCGTCAGCAGCGCGAGCAGCGCCTCCTCCATCACTTCGCTCCCTTGGCGGCTTCGCGCTTCGCTGCCTTCTCGATCTCGGCCCACAGGTCCGCGGCCAGGCCGTCGAGCAGGCCGTCTTTCTTCTCGTCCCATGCCGGGCGGAGAGACGGTTGAGGGCCGTGGTGAACGGTTCCGAACTCCATAAACACGCCGGCCGGGTCGGCCGTGCCGGCGAACACCTCGGCAAAATACTTCTCGGCCTCGCCGGCCTTCACGGCCTTCCGCCGCAGCGCCTTCTGGCGCTTGTTGAGCTGGGTGCTCACCTTGAATGAGGTGTGCAACCCGCCCGGCGTCGCCGGATCGTCCGGCGCCAGCTCATTGGCGCGGTCCGCCACCGGCTGCAGCCGCTTCTTGCCGACCCGCACCAGCGTCGCCTTGGCCACGCGCTTGGGCAGATCGCCCAGCGCCTTGTCGACCGCCGCCAGCCCGTCCACGCGCACGCGCATCATGCTGCATCGCTCCGCGCCGTGGCCGTGATCCGGATGCCCTCTCGGCAGCCGATCTCGATGACGCCGGCGATGTCGTAGACCCGCCCCTTGAAGATCAGCCGGTCCTTGGGATTGAGGTCTGCCAGCTGGGTCGACCACAGAAGCTCGAACACGTCGGTAACCTGCGCCGACACCTCGGCGGCCGCCAGCGTCTCGCGCGCCGACGCCGGCCGCCACGACGCCCAGCGTTCGGCGAGCAGCGTCCAGCTCGGCACCCGCTCGCCGCTCTTGGGGTCGCGGATCGTGCTGGCGCGCTCGATCCGGATGCGACGACCGCGCTCGCCGGCCGGCTGCTGCATCAGAGCGTGACGTTCGGGTCGTTGATGTCGAGCTGCAGGCGCGCCGTGGTGAGCGCCATACCGATCCGGATCGGATCGTCGCCCGTCGTGACATCGGCCCGCGGGCAGATCGCCCCCGCCGTACCGCTGAGGTAGTAGTCCGTCCCAGCCGTAAGCACGGTGCCGAGCTCGACGATCGCGCCGTCCCGCGCCAGCGTCAGCGGCTGGTCGGCGGCGGCGCCGTGCAGGCACATGCCGCGCACCGCACGGACCTCGGTGGTGCCGCTGTCATTGTCCGACAGCTTGGCTTTGCCAGTCGCCGCCTCGCGATAGACGATCTGCCCGGCCGTCACGGTGGCCCCGGCCACAGTCTGTTCGGTGGGACCGCTGACCAGCTTGACGTTGGCCGCGGTGATGCTGATGTCCGCCATGGTGGCGATCTCCTGTGCTGAATGGATCTGGCGTTGAGCTATCGCCGCTCGTTCGTGAGCAGCATGTCGATGGTGGTAACCCCGGCCACCGCCGCGCTTTCGCGTTGCCGGTAGTTGTCGGCGACGTGGAGCAGGATGGCATGCTGTACGGCCGGCGGGGTGTTCTCGCCGAACTTGGCGACGACCGTAATGCGAGAGCCTGCCTGAACCGCAGGCCAAGCCTGCCCGGGCTTGAGCGCAATCGCCGGCGAGAAGCGGGACCCGGTCTTGCCGTCGTAGACGGCAGGGTCGAGCGTTTGGGTGGCGCCATCATCATCGACGTAGGTGATGGACGTGACCGACGAGAGTGGCGCTTCCGGCAGCGCTGCGAAGTCCGCGAAGCTGTCGCAGGCGAGTGTGATGTCGCGGTCGCCGAACCTCATTCCGCAATACTTCTCGACGTAGTCATGCGCGACGCCGATCAATCGCCCGATAATGCCGTCTTCGAAGGTGTCATCGGCATCACGTCGACATTGCGCCTTGGCCTCGTCGAGCGATACAGGCAGCAGCGGCGCACCGATGTCGGCTGGCGGGTGCCACATCAGCCGGCTGCCTTCTTGCGCGCGCCGCGCTTCGCCCCGCCCGCCTTGCCGTCGCCGTCATGGTCACCCTTGCCACCGAAGGGTTCGGGTTTCTGGCGCGTCTCGGCCGCCGGCGGCAAAGTGGTGAACTCGGCCTGCCGCGCCTCTACCGGTACGGCGTATCCGGCATTGATCAGCCGGATCGCTTCGCCGTCGGGAAAATCCCGTTCGTCGCCACGGCTGAGGCTGAAGGCTGGACCGGACAGGCCGGTCGTCATCCGGACCAGCATCAGCCTTCGCCTTCCGAGACCTTGAGCGTCGTTCCGTCGAGGTAGACCTGGCCGGCAACTTCCGGGTCCGCGGTCGGGATGCCATCGACGATGGCGAGCAACGCGACCACACTGGCCTTCAGTGTGATCTCGCCGTCGTTGTTTTCGAAGTAGTCGGTGTCGAAGGTAACCGACTGGGTGATCACGCCCTCGATATCGAGCGTGCTGCCCGGCTTCATGGTGATCTTGCCGCCGGACTCGACGACGATCTCGTTGCCGCCGGCCGCGCGGTAAACCTTGGTCGTATACATGCCGACCTCCTGATTGCGATGAAGAAGGGATGGGCGGAGCCAGCGACCCCGCCCTGTCGACTGACGACTACGGCTGCAGCAGATGCTTGACCGCTGCGGTGTCGCCCAGCTCGCCGTCGAGGCGGACGAGGCCGAGCAGGCCGACGTCGGGAGCGAAGCGCTCTCGGGCTACGAACATCACGATGCCGCCGACCTTGCGCACGAAGTATTTGCCGAAGTCGCCGAATAGCATCGACTTCTTGCCGGCCGCGACGTTGTCCATCGCCTGGTTGATCGAGTAGCGATAGCCGAGGATGTTGCCAGGAACGCCGCTCTGCACGTCGCCCATGGTCCAGATGTAGCGGCCGTCGCCGTCCTTGAGCTTGCGCAGCACGGCGAGCGTCAGGTCGTTGAACATGAACCGCGCTTTGGGCGAGGTGCGATAGGCAGGGTCGACCGAGTGCACGAGATCAATGATCTCGTCATAGGTCACCGCTGCAGCCGCAGCCGCCGTCTTGCCGAGGGACGAGGCGGTGACGATACCGTTCGGATCGCCCGTGCCGTCCCCAACGGTCAGCTCGGTGTTGGCCCGGCGGCCGAGACGCTCACCGAGCAGCGAGCCAAGCAGGGTTTCGAAATTGAAGATCGAATCCTGAGCCAGCTCCCAGCTGAACCGCACCCATTCCGTGTCGTAGGCGAAGGCGTTCAGGGTTTTCTTGCCGAAGGTGGCGTCGGAACCGCCGTCGTCCGTGACAGCACCCGCCTCGGTATGCTGCGCGACTGCCACACCGGTATCGTTGATCGTCGGGATGTCGATCGGATGACCGCTGGAGGTGGTGATCACCGTGCAGACGTCGTCATCGTACATCGGGCCCCATGCCGCCATCGACCTGATCAGCTGGTTGCTGAGCTCCGTCGGGACGGTGTAACCGCCGCCAGCGCCGCCACCGCCCGTGGTTGTCTGGGCACGAGCTTCCTGCGGAGCAACACCCTGCCGAAGTGCCGAACGCTCCTCATCGCTCAGCGAAGCCATGTCGCCGCCTACCTGAACCCAGCGATGGAACGCCTGCCGATACTCGACCGGCTTGTCGGGGTCGTCGGCGCCACGGGCTTCGCCGTCGCCGGGGTTCGGACGCTGGCGGGCGCGCAGCTCGTCCTGACGCTTCTCTGCGTCGGCCAGCTTCTGCTCGCGGGCGATCTGGGCGTCGAGCTTGTCCAGTTCGGCCATCGCGGCATCGTGCTGGGTTTCGAGTTCCTTGGCACGGGCCTCGTCGGTGTTCTTGTCGATCTGGTCGAGACGCTCGCGGGCAGCCGTCACCAGCTTGCCGCGCTTCTCCTGAAGTTCAGTCAGGGAGGGCATTATCCATTCTCCATGGGGTATCGGCCGCCCCGGCGGGACGGCGGTTCTGGGGGATTGGGCTTTGGCTGGTGGCCTAGGCTTTACTCTCGACCGCGACGCCACGGGCGCGAAGGTCGAGGTGAACTCTGCGGGCTGCCCCGCTGAAATTGTGCCGGCGCCTATCTTTGCGCGCCTCGTCACGGCTGCGCAGAGCGATACTGGTGCCGGTGTACGCAGGGTCCGCGGTGATGGATACCTCGTAGAGGATAACCTCCTTCAGCGTGCGCGTGGCCGGGTCCGATGTCTCATCCCACGACTGGCGAACAGCACTGAAGCCGAACGACATGCCCGAGATATCGCCCCGCTCAATCGATACCTTCGCGTCCCTCCCGTCGCTCGTATCCGGAAGGTCGATCTCCACGAGCAACCCCTTTTCATCCTCGCGCACGCGGAGCGTGCCAGCGGAAACCCGGCCGAGAATGCGGTTCCTGTCGTGCCCGAAGTACGCTCGCACGTCAGATGTTTTGAGGGTGTTGGTAAAAGCGCCGCGGGCGACAACCTCGCGGAAGTAGCCGCCGATATCTGCGCTGTCACCAAACACGGCTGCATAGCCCGCAATCGTGGCTGCGCCCGACTCCACCTCCCGAATCTCGATCGGGCTGACTGGAACGCGGCCCTCGATGTCAGGCATCACAGTAGACATGGAGCTCTCCATTCAGATTTGATGCTCCGCCGCCACGGCGGCCGCCGGCTGCTGTCCGAGCACCACCGTTGCGCCCTGGACCAACAGTTCGTTCGCCACGGGATTGGCGTGGTTCGGTCGGTTATCCAACGCTCGAGCCTCGTTCGGGGTGAGCTGCGCGGTCTGGATGGCACGGGCCATTGCCTCGGTGCGGCTCTTGAAGTCGCCGCGCTGCAGGCCATCGAGATTGTGCTCGATGTAACGGCCGTCCCGATCCGGGCCTCGGCCGTAAATCTTGAGCGTCGCCTCGCTCTCGAACGCCTCCGCCCATTGGCCGATCAGGTGTTTTACCAGATGCAGGTCCTGCTGCTCGACATTCGCGAATGTACCCTTGCTGAGGTCGCCCACGAACACCGGCGGCATGTTGTAGACCCGAGCGATCTCCTGCACCTGAAACAAGCGCGCCTGCTCCATCTGGCTCTTGCCGGGCTCAAGGCCAATCGGCTTCAGCTCGTACCCGCCGGGGATCGGCAGGATGGGCTTCCCGCTCGCCTTCGCGTGGTCGATGGCATTCTTGATGTCGCTGAGCGTCCGCCCCATTGCTTCGCTACCCGCCGGCAGCGGGCCGACGAGCGTCAACGGCGGCACTCCCCCGCCTGCAAAGAAGGTTGCGGCATAGTCGGTCATCGCCAGCGCCAGTTGGATGGCCTTGGCCGCCAGGGTGATCGGACCCCAGTGCGCGAGCTGATCCGGCTTCAGCATGAACGGAACGTCGATTACGTCGCGGGCAGCATACTCACGACCCTCATAACGATAGACCTTGCGACCGCCGACGCGTTTGATCGCGACCTTGCTCGGCACCATCGGCCAGAGGTTCACGGTCTTGCCGCCGCGTTCGATCCAAGCCAGGCCGCGACCGCCGGTGAACACCTGCTGCCAGAAATACTGCCGGGCCTCGAACGCGTCCGTCTCATCATTCCAGGCATCGTGCAGCGCAGTCTCGACCTCGTCGTTGAGGCGCATCCGGTCGTCGCCCACCCCCTGATAAGCATGCAGCGGCAGGGCTGCGAGGGTACGGGAAAGGAACGCCACCGTCGCGGCAACCGCCGGCACCGTCAGCGCGCTGTCGATAGTGACCCGCGGAAGGGTTGCCGAGTCGAGGCCGAAGAAGGCCATGAACTCGGTCGTCTGGCTCACCGGGACCGAGGGGTTCTCGATGCTTGTGCGCTGCTCGGCCGCCCCGCGCGAAAGCTCCACCGCGAACCTCATGCGGACACCAGCGAGAATTCTGGGTCATCCCACGGCGAAGTCGCCACTGGCTCGTCAAACCTCATCCAACGCCCCAGCGCCATGATATGCGCCACCGGCCCGTCGATCTTGTTCTCGGGCCGGTCCTTGCGCGGATAGACCTGATCCCTGTGGTTTTCCTTCGTCACCACGTTGGACAGCATCCAGGTGAACACCTCGTCGCCATCATGGGCGATAGCGCGCTCGCGGATCATCGCCTCCATCTCCTTCATGGGCTCCGAGAAGTTCTTCATGGTCGCGGTGACCTCGGCGCAGGGAATGCCCTCCGCCTGCAGCTCCGAAATCATCATCCGGGCCTGGTCGGGATCGTAGTCGACCTCCTCCAGTTGGAAGTCGTCGCGGATGCCAAGGATGTCATCGCGGATAACCGTGTAGTCGATCATCTCGCCGTCAGTCTGAGTCAGCAGGCCGCGCTGCAGCCAGGCTTGATAGTGCTCGTTCTCGCCGGCCTCGACCGTTGCAGCCGGCAAGTAGTACCGCCCGAAGCGGGCATACTTGAAGCCGGCCTCGACCAACTCCGACGCCTTCGCGCAGTCGCACCCGTCGAGTTTGAACGTCAGCTCCAGCGCCGCAATGTCGACCTTGGATGCGAGGTCGAGACCGAGCCGGCACGGCTGACCCTTGAAGTCGTCCAGCGACAGCCCCGGCACCTCGCTCTCCAGCCACCGCTGGATGTTGAAGTACGCCGTCTTCGCATTCACCCAACGGTTCAAATGCTTCGTCATAAACCGCGAGACGTGCCTCGCGTTGTTGATCGCCTGCTGCTGCTGCGCACGCAGAAAATCCTCGCTGACCGATATGCCGAA